AAACTCATCCACAGCCCGCAGGCTCTCGCCTGCGGCTTCCATCCCTGGCTCACTATTGGGTCGGTACGGTGGCTCAGATTTGCATCGGCCGGGACACCCGGACTGTTGGTAGCAGTCGCGGGGGCTTTCTTTTTGCCCCTACGGGGCGAGGAAACGGCCTCAGAGCCGCCAAAAAGACTTAGCTGGACCCAGGGCCTAGGCGCGCTCACGCAAACGCCTCACAGGGCCAGCAATCGGGCCAGAGGAACCACCCCGACCCACAGCACTCCTGGCAACGGCCGAAGGAGTCAAAACCGAGACCTTCACAGGCCACACAGCGCCACGTTTGCCTGTGTGTTCCAAAGTGTCCTAGGAATAAATCTAGGCCGGCGCTGCGCGCCGGCCGGTGCCTCACAGGCTCGGCATCCGGCCGGCGGGCAGCGGGCTGGCGCCACGAGTGGCTGTCTTGACGGCGCGGAACACCACCGGCCGGCGTCGACGGCCATGCACGCGAACAGGCGACGACACAGCGCAACCGCTGAAGTCTTGACGGGGGCAACCGCCCCCGTACCCCGAAGCGCGTCACGACTGATCCCCAAGCGGCCGACGCACACGAGGCGCAGGAGGACCGTCGTAATTCGACTGAGCGACAGGGACCGGCGCGGCCGCAGGCGTGGGCACAACGAGCTGCCTTGCGTGGCTGAGCTCAGCACCTGACGCAGCTGGCGGAGCTGCTGCAGCAGATGAAACCGCGTTACCAGCCTGCACCCGGTCACCGTTCGGGGCCCAGGCCATGAAGAAGCCGCCATCAGCAAGACGGCGGCAGAGGGCCTCTTGCATGTCCATGCGGGTGCCCTGCTGCGTGTAGCACTGGCAACGCTTGGCAGACGACAAACAGGCCGCAGGGTAGGGCGCTTGCTGGGGCTGAGTGACGCCGTCGTAAATGGGGGCTGTGTGAGGCAGCCCCTCAAGCCGCGGGGTGTATGCAGCAACGTACTCCGCGGGGGTCATCTGTTGCCTGCCAGCCTGGCCAGGCGCACCAGGCGAAGCGCCGCCAGCACCAGGCGAGAGGTCGTTGGCCTGGCTGTGCGCAGACGCTGGTTCCTCGGCGTGCGCAACGCGCTTAGGCTGCATGAGGTAGGCACTGACGCCGATCAACACGACACCACCAACAGCAGCGCCAAGCCCAAGCCAGATCTTCAGCGGGATGCGCCGCTCAACGGTGTGCAGCTCGGCGGATTTGTACCAGGCGTAAGCCTCACGCGGGTATTTCCAATCGTGGCGAATTGAGCCCGCGCGAACCTTTGCGACGTTTTCGTTTATGCCCGTCGGGAATTCGTGCACGACGGCGCGCTGCATGCCGAACTTGCGGCTTACGTGAAAGTGCCGATCCACCAAGCGCCGGACAAATGGGTCCAGCATCATGGGGTTTTGCGTGATAAGCACAATATCAATACCACCGTGCCGGTGCACTGACAAATGCTCAATCCATTCGGGCAACTGGCCGCGCCCGTGAACTTTCAGGCGTAACTGTGCCTCATCGATGATGAAGATGGCGCCAGGCGGGAGGTCTTGCCATTTCTCGACTTCCCATTCCTGCCAGGCCAACGTAAGCCCTTTGATGCCGTTATAGAAGATCGGCCGCCCGTCTTTTTCGCCTATTTCTTTCCAGCGAGAAATGGTAAACAACGTTTTGCCATGACCTGGCAGACCGGTAACGGCAACGATTGGCATTACTTCACCGTGAATTTCTTCAAGGCACCGCCCGTCATGCCTTGAACGGCCAAGCGGGTAGTGATCGCGCTCATGATGATGCTGATGATGCGCCCGACTTGCAGAGCGCCAGCAGTGGCAACCACTTGTGAACCAAGCGCGCCGATATGCTGGACTACCTGACCCTTAGCCCAGGCGATAGAGGTATCCACTCCGGTGTAGACCGCATACCCGATGCCAAGCGAAAGGAGGATTCGCCCGACCAAGCTGCCCGCTGCTTGAATGAGGGCGCCGATAAGCGCTGCGATAAACAACTGCATTTAAGACCCCCCGCGAAATACAAAAACGGCAGCCCAGAGCAACGTTATTGCTACGCCAAGTTGACCGACGATTTGCAAAGGCGCGCAGACTTTGGAAAGTCCAATATCGAGTTGCCTGGCGCCAACCAACGGCACATCAATCGACACCGACACATCAGACGGGCATGACCCGCCCCCAAGCGCGTCGCTCTGATCGATGGAACTCGCGAAGGAGATAGGCGTCTCCGTGGCGTTACGGCCGGGGTGGCCCTCGGGCTGAGCCTGGCCGGTCATGTTGGCGACGCCAGCGTCTGCAAGCGTGGCCGCCGCAGGGTCATCGAACCACTGGCAGTTCCGTTTGTACTGATCGGCGGCAATGGCGCACATGACGGCATCGCCTTCGCACGTCGTGGCCGCACAGGTGCCGCCAAACGAGGACTGTTTGCAAAGCGACGACTGGGGGTTTTCCTTGCAGAAGGACTCCTGCTTTTCAGTCTTATCGACCTGGCTCACCACGTTGCCCGAGCCGTCACGGGTGACCGTGGTGGTGGTGCAGGTAACGCCATTGCACTCCGTTGAAGAGCTGGTGCCGCCAGTCGAACCCGGTGAATTTGAACCAGTGGGCGAGCTGGCCGAAGTTTCCGGGCCTATTTCCTTGGTGCCCTTACACGGTACACAAATCGTGGCGCCGTTGACCTGGCCGGGGCACTGGTTCGCGCCGCAGGGCACTGGCGCCGGATTCTTCGAGTTTTCCTCACCCGTATCCACGGCCGAGTTATTGGGGTCTTTGGCCCCCTGGCAAAAACCACCAGTGGATTTAAAGGGCCAGGTCGCCCAAATTTGACCGTCAACGCCGACTTTCCAGGAGGAGGGCGTATAACCACAGCCGCCCGTGCAAATCTTATCGCCGGCATTCGCGACCTTTTGATCAGGCTGAGTTACAGCGGAATACTCCCCAGAAGGCGGGCACGTGTACTGGACGCAATCGCCGGTTTTGTTAGGTAGAAAGTACTTGTTGCAGGCGCAACCAGAGCCAGAGCCGGAGCCAAAGGCAGTGGAATTGGCGGGGCAGGTATACGCTTCGCGGGCTTGCGCGTAGGCGTCAAAGATATAGCCCCCGTAGCTCACGTTATCCGACACCTGATACACACGAATCCGGCAATAGGCGCCACCGCCACCAGGCGGGACGGGGTCGCAATTCATCAGGACGCCCTCAGTGCCGTAGCCGTTCTGAACGTCGCGATATTTGTTTGCGGAGTTACAAGCATCGGAGGGAGTCGCGGCCTCAACCGTGCCATTCCTCCCCGAGCACGCATAAACGGTTTGAAGCCGTGCGGACACATCGCCAATGGCTAATGCACCAGGCACATAAACCACCAGGCCAACAACCAGGCTGCACAACGCCGCCAGGCACCACCGAATCAATCGCGCAGCAATATCCACAACGCCCCCAGCAAAGCCAGCACCACGAAAAACCCCATTTCCCGACCCTTTCCGCTGCTGACGACATCAGCACTGAAAAGGGGCCGAAGCCCCAGCCCTGGCTTACAGGGCGCGCTGTGCCCACTTGAAGACCTTGATCCCCACAGCGACCAGGAACACGGCGCCGCCGATGGTGGCCACGGTGGTGCCGGCCGCCGTCACGGCGGAGATGTCCGGATCACCGGCAGCAGCAGAAGCCAGGCCGGAAGCGGCCAGGGCGCCAACGGCAACGAGGCCGCGTGTGATGTGCTTTTTCATGTTTCGAACTCCAGCCGATACAAGGAATAACGCGGCAACCTATCGGCGTCAGCCCCGCGCCAAAAACTCAGGCATCGCCCGCGTTGAGCACCCGCAGGAACGCCTTCCAACACCAAGCGACGATCCACACGCCCGCCACTGCGCCGGCCACGATGACGCCCTGATCGGCCGTAAGCCAGAAAGGGTTCATCGTCATATCGGAGGGCTCAAGCACGAGCACGGTGCCGTTAGAAGGCGAACCCGTGGGCAGCGTGGAAGCCCCGGGGCACCCCTCGGCCGAAGTGACGCGCGAGACAGCGCGAACAGTGCCGGTTTGAATGAGGATGCAAAGCATCAGGGGCGCACCTTTCGCCAGAAGAACACGACGGCCGCAAGGGTCAGAACACCAGCGCCAAAAATCGCCCCGGCGCTGCCCGTCAACAGCAACATGGCCGGCATGTCGCGCGGCTCTAACACCGTCATCGCAGTGACCGAAGGAACGCCGCCAGGCGGCAAATTGGGGTTGGAGCACTGGACCGGATCACTGACGACAAAGACCGTCGTCACGCCATCAGGGAAGAGGTTCGTCTTACGGATGCCCCAGCAGATCACCGCCGAGCCCCTTCGGGTTTGTTGGCCGCCAGGTGGACGCGGCAACCCCAGCGATGAACGCGGAGATTCACGCCCACCCAGCCGCAAACGCAGCGCTGCTGTTCAGCCTGGCGAACGGTTGCCCGCTGCTCGGGCGTCAAACGGCGCTGCTTAGCCATTACGCAGCCTTCGGAGCCGGGGCAGGGGTCGCCTTGGGGGTGCCGTAGGTGCCCGGCGGCACAGGGCTGATGTCGGTGAGAACGGCCTCAATGCGCCGGCTCTGCATGTTGGCCCGCAGCGCGAAGGAGCCGGTAAAGACGCCAGGCTGCACCTTGTCGCGCAGCGATTTGGGCACCTGCAAGACGCCGACCTGATCCACCGAGCCGTCGTCCTTGAGGAGGATGCACTCGGCGTCTTGCATTTCGTAGGGGTTGCCGGTCTTGCGGGAGACGCCGCTCTTCAGATCGTTGACTTTGAGAACTTGGATGATGGATTGCATGAGTGAGCCTCTGTGGTTGACCTGGCGCAGAATGGAGCTACCAGGATGTGACTACTAGTGAAACGTCACTAGTAGCCCGAACACTAGGTAAAGGTAACTAGCATGTCAACGATTCAGGCTCTGCTCGACCGGGCAAAGGAACGCACCGGGAGCGACTACAAGACCGCCAAACAGCTCGGCGTGCCGTTCCAGACCGTCAGCAACTGGCGCCACGGACGGCTCAACCCACAGCCCGAAGACCACGCACTAGTCGCCAGCCTGGCGGGTCTAGACCCGGAAGAAGCGCTCATCCGCGCCGTGCTCGAGAAGCACGCCAACAAGCCGAAAGGCGAGCGCCTATTGAGTGTTTTGGGAAACGCCTTGCTTCGGACTGGCGCGGTGGCGACTTCGCTTTCGTTCGCCAGCGCCGTCTTGGTTACGACCCTGGCGCCACGTGATGCTTTGGCGACAATGTGCATTATGTAAAACAAAAGATAAGCCAGCTGTTGCCTGGAATGTCGGTGACACCCCAAGCCACCAGACCAAGAAGCTGCCGCCTAGCCCCACGCCCACCCACGCCGCATGGCTGGTGGCTGGACAACGTGATCCCTGTACCGATGTCCTCCGGCGGTGCCGCCTGATGATGCGCCGCGGGGGCCTTGGATCCGTCGCCCAACTTTTACCGGCGGTGGCCGCCGATATGACGGCAACGTTGGGCGTGGTCGCCCTGCCCAACCTTCACCTACTTGTGGCCGTTTCGCCCAACGTTAGCGTGCGGCGCGGTGAGGCGGTTGGCACGGTCGCACAGACCTGTCCTCACCGCCGGCCCCGTCGCGCAGACCTGCACGCCGTCGGCAGTCCGCACAGCGTTGACCTCCGCTGGCGCACTGAGAACAACGTTGACCACCCATTTCCGCGCGGACGGCCGCCTCACACAGCGTTGACCTCCGGTTTTGTACCGGCTCAGCGCCGATCCGCATCTGCATAGCTATCTACCTGCTCCGCCGTTGAGGGCGCCCGCCTACATGGGAGCGCGGCTCAGCGGGATTTGCACGGCGGATACCGACGCTATCTTGAATATCTACCCGCCCAAACGGAGACCGCGATGCCCAACTCTTCTGCCGGCCCAGCGCCCGCCCCCGGAGATCATCACAAATCCCCCGTCCAGTTGCCGACCGAGCCGGACAAGCCGGTCGACGCCCCCATCACGCCGCAGCCGGAAGACAGCCCTGGACACGCGAATGCGAAGGCACAGCCGGACCGAGTCGCGCAAAGCGTCGAGGACGCCCATGCCGACGGCAGCGATCGGTCGAGCGAAACCGAATCGCCCCGAGGCTCAGGACCTTGAGTCCACCGCTCTCAGGCGTTCAGCCGCCGCGGAGCACCATGTAGACGGCGGTGCCGCTGATCGCGGCGCCAAGAAGCGCCCCTACAACCGCTCCGATGATCACGGGCAGCCACCAGTATTGCTTGAGACGGTCTGCTTCGCGCTTGACAGCACTCACAGCTGAGTTGGTTTCAGTCGTCAAGTTGGTCAGTGCCGTCTTGGCCTTGCCTTCCGCCTTAGCGAGCTGCTGGCCGATGCGATCAGCTGCGTCATCAACAGTGGTGTCGAATTTGCCTGCCACGACGTTCTCGATGTCGGCAGCCATCTTCTGCTGATTGGCGACCAACGTCTTCACGGTGCCAGCGACGAGCGCTGCGGCCGTGTTAATGCGCTGCACGGCCTCGCCTGCTGCTTCCTGCAGCGTCTCAGCGTGTTCGATGACGTCTGCGACGATGGGGACCAGCTCGTCGAGCGTCTCTGGTCGCTTCTTATCGGGATTGGATGACATGTAAGGTAGTTGGTGAGGGCGGTCCGGCATGCTTGCAATCTGCGCCCGGTAGTTGAAGTGCGATCAGTGGGATGGGCCGTGTTCAAGCGTTCGCTGCTTCGGCTCGACTCCGTGTGCCAGCTCGCCAGACACCTCTCGGCGCTGCGTCAGTTCGTCTTTCACAGCAGACGAAAAGGGCCCGCGCGCGGCCTGATTGCGCGTGAACTCTTCCTCCCGGGCGCGGAGCCGGGCACGAAGCAATCGAGAAGTCGCCTTGAGGTCGGTGATGTTCTCCAACGGCAGGTATGACAAACCGCCGTTGCTGCCTACGCCCACGAGTAGCCCAGAAGTCTCGTAACCGTCGAGGCAGCCGAAAAGCTTGATCAAGCGGAGGTACAGGTCCAGCTCTGCCTTATTCGGTGGGCCTTTGTGCGCATCCTCGGCAACCTGCTCGGCAAAGGCCTCAAGTGAGATCCCCCCGTACTCCTCGAGCTCCAGGTAGGGCCGCACGTTCATTTGAAACGTCGAGTTGTCAAACTGGTCAATGATGTGCTGCCCCGTCTCCACGAACCAGTGGGCTCGCAAAGAAGCCTCGCGCAGACCAACGTCCCGGCGCGTGGCGCCTCGGTACGTCGCCAGCTTGACGCGCTCCTTCTTCAGGTTGGCGCCAACGCGCTTGAACTCGATCAGCCGCCAAGCTCCAGGGAACTGCAGCATCACGTCACCCAGGACCTTGTCCAGTGGCGTCTGCTGCAACAGATTCACGCATGAATCGATCTGCCTCGGCTTCCTCCCCATCACGAGCCCAAGCCCGTAGATGAAGTTTCCGATGATGACGTTCTCGTAAGGCGAAAGCAT